AGTTGGTTTTGTTAGTGTGGCTGTAGTCATTTATTTAAAAAAAGTATTTGACACCCAGCTTGGTGCCATAAGTGTTGTCTGTTTCTTCATCAGCAATGTTAGCAAATGAGAATTCACCGTAAACTCCTAGCTTATCGGTAGCGGAGACTTTACCGCCTAGTTTACCTGACCATGCAGAGTCAGAGTCAACACCGTTAGCAGCGTTGATTGTCTTACCACCTTGTACATAGTAAGCAAGTTCTCCTAACTTATTTGTATAACCTACATGAAGGTCAGTAGCTCTTGACTTATATTCAGAGCCAGTGTATTTAGTTTTTGTTTCTACGTTAACGTAAGGTCCAGCTAGTACTGGAGATGAGAATAGAGTAGCTGCGAGAGCTAGTGTAATTTTTTTCATTAAAATATTCCGGGTATGATTTGACCAGTCGTGGCGTATGCTCCTAGAGCTGCCATGATACCGATCATAGCCCAGCGTCCATTCTGTAGTTCTGCGTTGTCGTTCATAGTGTATTCAATAGGTGCTTGTAATGCGATAACTTCTGTATCGTTCATTAAAATAATGTGTAAGTTAATGGGCGAGGATGAAAGTTCAGGTCGCCACGAACACACTACACGTTCACATCATTTACTACATGTTTCTTAGCTAACTTATGTGGTGATTTACCTGGAAGATAAGGTGAACTAGGTTCGGGATTGGGTGCTCCTGGTTTACCTGGAGGGTGTGCTTTAGCTACTTTCTTTTTATTACTATAATGTCCTGGCATAGTTTTAAAATTCTAAATTATCAGACCGTTGTAACTTTTCAATTACATCCTGACGGTAAGCAGGGTCATTATCATATCTTCTATCACCCATAGCAGCTACTAATTCTGCTTGACTTCTGAAGACATCACTGTTTGATTTAGGTGCTTTACCTGTATACATTTGTCCTTCGTATCCGTTTGATTTTTCATACTCTGAGCGTAAGCCAGAGACAGCTAGCTTGATAGCATCCACGCTACCTGAATCTATTATACTTTGGAAAGCATCTATAGACTGTTGACCTAGACTTTCACTAGCCCACTGTACCATTTCTTGATATGCTTTCTCGCCACCTGCAGAGTTCTTTATATCATTTACTGCAGCATCACTGATATCAGCTACTTCTGCTGTAGGTGCATCAGGTAAACTATCCTGCATATCCATGTATGCTTGAACTAGTTCCTTGCTGCTCATACTGGAGAACTTCTCTATAGTTTCAGGTGTCAGCTCTCCTTTATCAGCGAACTCCTCAGAAGCTGATGTTATTAGCTCAGCTGCTGGAGATAATTCTGGAGCTTCTTCCTCTTCTTCTGTTTCTTTTTGTGACTCCACTTCTGTGTCACCTTCGGTGTCCCCAGCTTCTCCGCTATCTTTATTGCTTTCTTCTCCAAATTTTTTCTGGAGTTCAACATAAGCTTTCTCTAATTCTGCAGCGTCCTTATATTTACCTGCTAATAATCCTTCTTGTTGAGTTACTAACTCCTCACCAATTGCAAGAGATTCTTGTTCAGCTGGTGTTAAGTTATTACCTTCTCCGTCTGTTACTGTATCAGTACCAGCATCATATGTTAATGTTTCTGCCATTTATTCTTCGGGTGATTGCATTGCTTGTGTTAATCCTTCTATCCTTTCTTGAGCATCAGGATCTTTTGATGTATCCATCATTGGTGAACTTGCTAATTGACCAGCTTGATTAACTATTGATTGTTGTGCAGCTTGTGCTTGTTGTTGCTGCATCTCTTGCTGTAACTGTTGTTCAGTCTTAACAAGATTTAGTACATCAATACCTTGTGAAGCTGCTAATCGTTTGATTGCTTCACCTGGATTTACATACTTAAGTATAGCTTCTGGACCTAATGTTTGAGCTACAGTACCCATGAATTGTGTTAATGCTTGAGCATCTTGACCACGACCTAACTGATTGACACCAGCTACAATCCTTGGTCTTACATATTCTTTAGGTAACTTAGGTATTTCATTAGACCGCTGGAGTACTAGCAACGTTCGGTCTAAATATGGTATGAGAAATTCTACAGTTAACAACGAGAAGAGTCCACCGAGGCTTTGTTCTAACTCAAGTTGAGTCATCCTAACTTCTTCTGCTGTAGTACGTTCTGAATCCCTTACATTTAGTATTAAGAATCCTTCTGAGATTCGTTTTTCTAAACTTAACATCATCTGTGAAGCTGTAGCAAAGTCAGCAGTTTTACCTACTTGTACTACTCCTACATCTTCTGGTCTACCTTGAATGATAGCACCGTTACCAGCTTTGGATAGTGTTTGTGGTTTAGTTGTAGCACTAGGAGATACCAGGAAAACTACTTTACTAGCTACTGCTGATCCTTCAACGAGTGCCTGTGACAGTCCGTTAAGTGATCTTAAATCTCCTATAAATTCTTCTACTCTACCACGTCCATAATCTTCTCCATCAACTGTATTAAATCGAAGAACTAACCAAGGACTAGCATTCTTTGGTGCGGAACTACGGCTATCAGGGATGATCAAATCATCTACTTCCTGATGCCAAACCCAACGACCACTACTAGGATCTTGTTTAACGCATGTGTATACTTCTGCGTCGTCTTCATCTGAACCTGCATCCGATTTATTATTAGGATCATTAGGGTACGAGGGCTTAGGTTCTATACCTAGTACCTTTCTACTTATTATTTCTTTAGTTACTATTTCTAGTATGTTACCATTACCATCTCTATTGACAACATATCTTTGGAGTGGGAAATGTTTGAGTCCATTCTTACCCATAAATATAAGGGCATTACCTGATACAATCAGATGTTTTAATGCTTGATGCACTACGACTCTATCATTTTGAGCAGCAATATAATCTAAGATCATCCTTTCTATTTTAGAAAATGATAAATCTAATTCACTCCTCATTTGTGGATCTATATCATCTCCAATCTTGTCATCTCTAACTTGTAATTTGAAGAAGCTAGTCTGTGGAGGGAGCAAAGCTAACATAAGTTTAGCTGCTAAGGTAACTACCGCTTTGGCGCCGACTGATTGCCAAGGTTGTAATAGACTTTGCTTTCCACCTTTTTGTTTTTGATCCTGTTGTACGAGATAAGGTAAGGTAAGTTCTGAACACTCAACTGCCGTATCTAGAAACTGTGATCGTCCTGATGCTAGCTGGGTGTATCTTTCACTTGCCTTATACATTTAATCCTCCAGTACCAGCACCTTTTGCATTACCAACATTAAATGGTATCTTTAATGCTCCTTTACTATCTTTTCTTGCTCCTATTCCAGTTTCATCAGTCTTTTTCTTTTTAGAACCATAAGCAACAGTAGTTTTCTCCTCTGGATCAACTGTTTCTTTAGCTAATGGTTTACTTGTGTCTGTGTCTACATTAGATGTAATAGGCATAGGTGTTTCTGAAGCCTGATCTTTTGTAATTCCAAATAACCTTTGAAGGTTTAATTTCATGCACATTATATTTAATCAAGTAATTGTTTTACATATTCTACTACGCTAGCTTGTCCAGCTTTATACATAATAGAATTGATTTCTTCTTTTGGATGGATGGTTTGAGGTGGAAATTTATTTTCTAAATCTTCAATTAATTTTTCTAGCTTATCCGAGTGTAGGTTAAGCGTACTGGGGTAGGTTTGTGTTTGCATGTTCAAAGAAGGCTGGCATTCTGGCTGCTCTGGTGTCAGAAAGTTGAGGTGCTTTTCCCTCATACATTAATCGGTCTGATGAATCCAGCCAAAAATTTTTGTCCAAATATTTATCAGTAGTATTTATACCTAGAGGTTGAAAGATCCAATTGATAGTGGCCTTCCTAAGTTTATCCAGAGAAGGAGAAGGGCGTAGCCCCATATCATGACAAACAAGAGAATTACATCCGACGTGGATCTGTTCGTCTCTTGAGATGTCTGCCGATACTGTGCGTAGACCAGCATCGCCAGTAAACCTAAAGAAAGGGAGTAAAACGAAGAAGATTGCACGTTCAGCTACCAATGCTTTTAATATAGTGTGGTCAGGGTGAGCTTCCCAGGCATCACGTAACCTGAGAGCTTCTGCTTCTGCTTTCTCATCAACGCCTATAGCGTTCGTGATATAAGTGAGTGCGAGATCATGTTTAATCTCATCTTTTACATTAGACTCTAACAGTACTCGTGCAGAGTCGGGAACATCTTTCTCAAGTGCCTCTGTAATAAACTCGCCAACTGGTAGCTCCATATGCCGTATTGCAAGGGCACGGAAGATGGTTTCTTCAGCTCCCTCCTTAAGCTTACCAGCTGTGGTCTGGACTGGTGTCCAAGTTCTCTTTCTATTGAGTAATTTTTCATAAGGGTTTTTCATTCTTGACAATCGCAGGTTATTGGGTTTTCTTGTAAAATACCCTGCAAGTAATCTTGGACATCATTTTCGTCTAATGCTGCATATGCACTTGACTTATCCTGTGTGTCTCCCATCACCTGAAGGCTGTAATATAAGGAGGTTTGAGGCGATGCCAACCACTCTTCCACGAATTGCTCATCGTATTCTATAACATCACTCCAAGAGTTAAAGCTATAGCCATGAAGAAGTCCTGTTTTCTCATACATTATCATTATCTGATCTGCTACTCTCTTGTAAGCTTCCCAGCCTACTTCGCTTGATATTTCTACTTGCCCATAGTTATAGGTTTGCACTCCGAATGTCCCACTATCTCTGTCCACTGTTCTAGAGATTGGTGGTGCAATTT